TATTCATCCAGAGTTTATCTAGTATATCAGTATCAATACCTGGACGGTAATTTATTTCATATGTTCTACCTAAAGAAATTTCTGTCATAAGTGTGTCACTTTTCATTTTTCTAATTGTGTTCAGACTGTCTATATCAGCTTTCAAGATTTTACCTGATCTTGGTTCTATTGTCATTATATTACCACTATTATTGAAGTCAAAATTTCCAAATGCTGTTGAACCTGACGTTGATGATGATGAGTTGAATAGCAGATTTCCAGAAGTTATAATAGATTGATCCACTTCAAATTTTGAGATAACTTTATCATTTGAATATCCTGTTAATCCAGTGCCAACTAAATTATTTTCAATTGTTACTTTATCTTTGACAAGTAATTCATTATCAACAGTAACCTTATCACTAAAAGTTTTTGCACCTACTATATCTTGCGCCTGAGTTGTTAATCCGTTAGAAGCAGTGTTTGATATCATGCCAAATGTAAGAATAGTAGTGCCTACATCAAAATTCTCTGGTAAGTTAATTACTGCAAATCCAGTACCACCTAATGTTACTCCAGAAAATATGAATGTAAACGCTCCATTAGTTATATTGCCACTGCTATCAAAATCACTTGCGCGAGCAAGTCCAGTGCCATCTGCACCTACTACATAGATACCATTAGCTGCATTACCTCCTGTAACATTAACAAGTATACGATCGCCTTGACTGAATCCAGTAATGCCATCAATTGTTAGATTTGTATAATCAACAGTAAGAAAACCAGCATCTATGGTTGTCATAGCTACTTTACATGAGTCTTTAACATCTAAACCGCGAGCAACAGAATCAACATAAGTTCGTGTAACTAGATCATTAATTCCAAAACTTGTGGCAGTAGTTTCAATTTTTGCATCTTGAATACTTATTTGGTTTACATTAGTTGTTTTAATTATAGCTTGTGGTGTTGCAGTATCGTCTTTAAAAGACATTGTGCCTCCGGAAAGTTGAATCTTGTTGGAACCACTCATTCTGTACTATAATCAAATATAAAAATTATATGAACTTAGTAAAACAGTATTTTGCAAAAGGTAATAATAAATCATAGTGATTTCATTATCTTGATTATTTAATTCCATAACAGTATTATTTATCCATTTAATTAAATGTTGATCAGCATTCCAAACAATATTTGCATAGTCTCTAATACCAGAATTTTGTATTTGTATGAATCCTGTTTGACCAGATAGATTACTTAAATTAAAAAAAGTTATATTAGAAATATTTGCATCCGAAATAACTGTGAAATTATTTGCAAGTTTCATATCTAAATTTAACGCACCATTAACAATTATAATATTTTCTATCATTTGATGTATATTACTTGAATAAATAGATGAATTAATTTCATTTAAAAATGAAAGTTTGCCACTATTGTTAGCGTTTATTTTGACTATTGTATCTGAATTATTATTGAATTTTATAGTAGATTCATTTATATTTATATTCATATAGTAAGTATTTTATACAAATATAAAAGTTAAGATTGTAATATACTATTCAACTTTTCCTCCAACACTTGATTTTTATGATGTAATGTTTTAACACATTCTGTTAGAATTGGTATCATTTCTTGATAATTTACATATAATTTTTCACTGGAATCTTTTGCTACAAGTTGTGGAAAAATATCCATTAATTCTTGCGCAATATAACCATAATGAATTTTTGTATCACCTTTATAATTATATTGTTTTGCATCTAATTTTTCAATATCTGAAATATTTAGTTCTAAATTAGTTATATTTTCTTTAAATTGATTATCACTTCTTGTTATAAAGCTATCTGCTTCAACATTTTCAACATGCAATGTATTATCAGTTTGTGAAAATGTAAAACCAACTTGTGTTGAAAATTCTGCTTTTTTACCATCTAAATATTGAACAGAACCTTCTTCGGGAGTTTTTAAACTAACAACATATGATGACATATCCTAATATTAATAAATATAAATTTTACAAATAAAAATCATCCTCTATTGTTGGTATATTTGTTAAATTATATGTAATAATCGCTTTAACATTTATATCAAGATTCAGAGCAACCATTCTACTAAATAGTGTACTTTGAATAATTATATAATCTTTAGCATCATTGATATAAATTTTAGACATACTTGTTGAATAACTTTCACCACCTTCATTCCAAGATATAATGATTGAGCCAACAGTTGAACTATTTGGTGCTTTATTTCCTGGTAAAGATAATTGAAGTTCTTCTATTGAATAATCTAACTTAAATCTAAATTTTAAAAATAAACTTACTTCAGATCCATTAGTTGTATAATAACTATTTTGTCCTAATAACCCTCCATTTATAGAATGCTCTGATAATGCTGATGAGACATCATAAAAATGTGTGTTATTACTTGTAATCACCTGCTTCAGATTTCCATTTTGTGAGAAACCTAATGTATTATTTATTGCTGCTATTGTCCAATTAGGATCAATATGAAGAGTATCAACTTTTACAGCACCATTTACATTTGACATATAATTACTTACATAATTTTTTATTTGAACCAAATGTAAGTTCTTTTTTCAAATATATATATAAAATATCATCAGTTTTATTTTTATGTTCATTATAAGCAGTATAAAAGCTACAAGTATTTGGAATTAATTGCTCATTGATAAACATAAAAATTGCTTCATGACTTTTTACATGTTCCATATATTTTCTCAAAATAATCATAAATGAACCAATTGTAGCATTTCCATCAACTAAAAATTTGGTTCTTTCTAAATATATATTTGTTCCTGGAACACATATTATTGGGACTCTTTCAGGATATTTTTGTATCAAATCTTTACCTTTGGTCATATATATAATTATTTACATTTAAAGAAAAAAAGACAAAATTTTGAATTTATATATATAAATAATATGTATCATTGTCCTGGATGTAAAAGACAAACAGTTATACATATGCCTAATGTATACTTTGAACGTTATCCTAATATTGTATGTAATGATTGTACATTACAAACACGTACACAAAATTTTGAATTTATATATATAAATAATATGTATCATTGTCCTGGATGTAAAAGACAAACAGTTATACATATGCCTAATGTATACTTTGAACGTTATCCTAATATTGTATGTAATGATTGTACATTACAAACACGTACACAAAATGGTTCTAAAATATGGTTTGCCCATGCTGATATTAATGGAGGGTATATTGGACTTATTGATGAAATATCTAAATTTTCAAATGTATCTGCTGACGGAAAATGTTATGTGCATAATACTTTGTGTTATGCAATTCAAGTTAGAAGTGGTGCAATAATTATATGTGTAAATATGCATCATAAGAAACGAATGCTACGATGGAAAACATTGTCTAAAATAATAGGAAGATTACAAGTTATATATTGGCAATCTGTAATATCTGCAAATTCTCCATTTAATAAAAATAGACGTGGTGAGTTCTTAATTAATTATAATAATGAAATATAACACTTAAACACATATTAAATATATTGGTAAAATGGCATCATTACTGCATACATATGCTCGACCAACAAAAAGTTATACACATGGAATAGGTATGAAAGCAATACAAAAAATTCCCAAAGGTACAATTGTGGCTCCACACATTGATGTGAATGGCGTGTGGCGTAATATTAATTACTTACAAAAATATGAAAATATTGAAAATGGTCCAATAGATATGATGCAAGATTATATATGCAGAGGAAAATTTACTGATTATTTAGAAGGTAATTTTGTCTTTGTGCCAAATGAACCTCTTACTTCATTTCCTATTCAAATGTTAATAAATCATTCATCAAATCCAAATTTAAAAATAAATCATTTAAGAGAACTTGAGGCAATAAGAGATATTCAAACTGGAGAAGAACTTACAGAAGATTATCTGTGTGTTTGTGGCATTAATTTTCTTGCTCAAAGAATTAAGTAATACATATATGTGCAAAACAGGTTTACTTAAAAAAAGCACGTTATATTATATGTAATGATGGTAGCATCGATTAATGTATCTGAATATAGCACAAATATTATCTTACATACAATGGGATTTCGCGGAATAAATTTCAAAAATTTAAAGACTTCATTAAATCTTTCTAATATTTGGTGGAATCAAGATTGTCAAGAAATATTTATATATGGGAATAAAAGTGAAGATATCAATAGAGCCAAACTTATCATTGAACAAAATTTATCGTTTAATAATCATGGCAACATAGACGAAATTATGAAAAATTTAAATAAAATGATAGTTAATAATACGTAGATTATATATTTGTAATATTATGAATTGTGCTGAATGTATTATTGGATCATTACACCTTACAAAGAATAATGAAGGTAATTTAAATACAAGTGAATTAGAATCATCAAGTAATACTGAAGGTGAATTAGAATCATCAGGTAATAATGAAGGTGAATTAGAGATAGAACATATATATATAAAAGGATACAAAGTTGAATTGAATCATACATATGATAGCTTACAATTAGCTACAACTGCTTCAACAGAAGAAAATGTAAATGGTATAATCAATGTGAATAAATTAATTACTAATGATTTTACAATTGAATCAAATAATATGTATCCAAGTATTAATAGTGAAGATGTATATATTACTGATGGAACAACAATTATTAATGGAATTGAAATAAATCTTCAAGATAATCCATCTTTTATTAATGGTAATAATTACAGAATCTTATATAGAATAAATCATAATTCTGATGATATTTCAATAATAAGAACAAATGAAATTATTGAAATATATGTGACATTTGATTTTCATGATATAGAAGGTGGATTTCATGGCATGACTGACGTAACAACTGGAATAAATTATTTAGACGTGAATATATCACAGTCTAATTATAGTAATCTAGGGTTATATAAAGTAAAACTCATATTATTAAATGATGTAGCTAATATATATAATTGGGGTACTATATGTGAAGTGATAGAACAAACTGAAATAACATATATATCACAAATATATTCAGATGTATATGGAATTCCAAATTCAACAAATATACCTACTAATATTGATAGATTATCATATACACCAGCATTTAATACATATTCATCAGAATATGTCATGGATTTATATACTTGGATATTTGCAAATATGCAAGAACAAATCAATTCTGTAACTTTAGATGAAGTACGTGTTTGGGTTAAAAATAAGAACAATACAATTGAATTGAAAAATTTAGTTGTTCCAAGTACAGCACAAATATATGACACATCATTTATTTCATATAATTCACGTAATATTCAATTACCTTCACTTGAAAATGGTTATAAAAATGGTATTGGTGCATTAACAATCAATTTAAATATGCAAGGAACATTTGATGATTATGATATTTTTTTAACAAAACAAGCATGTCGTCGTTGGTCAACTCTTGTAACAAATCCTGAGCATACCATTGATATTAATGTAAGATTTGAACAATTGGATGTTGGAATACTTGGTAGTGCCAATTTAATAAATTGGATTTATCAAAATAATTTATTTTATGCAACCGGAGGTAGTCTTACATTAAATACATATTATTGGGAACGTGAAAAAAATGAATTTAAGCTTAATCATTTGCCATTTGCATATTATACTTTGTTACATGAAATAGGACACGTATTAGGCATTGGTATATTATGGCTTGATAATGGACTGATATCTAATGGTTCATGGTATACAGATTATAGATGGTGGGATTCAAATTATACACCAGCACTTTATATAGGAACTAATGCAGTTAGAGAATATAAAGAATATATACGTTTATCAAATCCTACAACAGATATAACGCAAATTAAAGGAATACCTATTGAAGATGATGGTTATGTTGGCACAAAAGGTGGACATTTAGAAGAGGGGGATTCCTCATGGTTTGATGATAATGGTACTATTCAAAATGGACATCTTCCTCGAACTTTTGGAGATAATATAGTTCATCCAGGTCTTGACCATGAATTAATGACAGGTTGGGCCGAAAATAACCCACAACCAGAACCTCTCAGCAAAATAACAGTTGGTATGCTAAATGATTTAGGCTTTCAAGTTGATTATACAAAAGCAGATGAATATACTATGACTTAAAGAAAGAACTGTACAAGAAGCAAAGAGCAAATATGAATTTTCCATTTGAGTATGCTTTTGTTGGCTCATGTGCTGAATATCTGTTAAGTATATATTTAGGAATATATGATGATTTAAAATTTCCAACTTATCTAACTATAGCAATTGAAAAACCTACTCCTGGAACAATTAATAATTTACAGCCATACAACAACGGTACCGAATTAAAATGCAATTTACCATTATACAAATTACAAATGAGAGGTAGGTGTTTTGATGCTATACCAATTTTAAATTTGAAACCTAAAATATGTTACATACATGCTGAGAAAAATATGCCTATCCTCAATTTGGATAGTTTAATTGGTCTAGAATACAAAGCCAAAATCCAATCTAACAAAATTGAAGACATTGCAAAACATCATTACAGATTGTTTTTTTATAATATTCATTATATGAAACTTAATACATTATTATATCAACCAATACAAAATAAACAACTACAACCAACTTTAATAATTCCAATTAATCATAATGATTTAAAACGAAAAAAAAAAGATGATACATATAACATTAAATAACTTATCGGAACATTCTATATTTTATAAAGTCTTTTTGTCTATGATTTTTTACATTATTAATTAACTCATACGATTTCACAGCAGTACAAATAGATGAAAATGTTAAACCATAAAAATATACATAATTTGTATTAACATCTAATAAACCATCTAAATCCCTATATGTTATTTTAAGAAACATCTATATAATCATTCAGATTTAGTATTTATATCAAACAAACGTTTCAAAGCACTCGAATGTTTCTTGCTTAAAGTTTTTTCTTTAGCTTTATATGCATGTAATATTACATATAAATGCTGTAATGTACTTTGATCTAATTCATCTGTTAAACGTTTAATTGTATTTTTTTTAGCTGCAATATTTGATATCTTGCTCATATATAAACCATACTTTATTTTGTCTTTTGATGAAGGACATTTCATAAAATAAGAAGGATATGCAACACTTATTGATGCATATATATCAACTAAAGTCCATTGTTGTGATTTATACATTTTTGTATGAATTAAATCACCTCTCGAAAATGAATCTGCTATATGAAATTGTTTTGCACTTGAAGCAAATAATATTGAATTTTCATGCATCATTGCTGGAATCATAAAAATATCATAATTAGTCATTTGTATTTTTAATTTTATCGAATCCGTATTTAATATAGAATAAAATATATCATATACATCACCACATTTACATATATAATTATTCGTCACATCATCTCTCAAGTTAATAAAAATTTTCCTTAAATTTGGATAATGCTCATTTATGATTTGATTTAGTTTTGCATCAGATATATTCAGTTTACTATCTTTTATAATAGCGTTACATATACCCATAAGTTCATTTATTGATGATTTAAATGAATGTATATTTATTATATGATATATATTTAGATTGATTATCCGTTCAATTTTTGAGCTGAATCTGTTGTTAATTTCAAAAACAACTCCACACGAGTATAAAGATAGCATTTCAAAAATTGCACTAACACTTACATTTTCTTCCAAAAAACTGTCAAATCCATCAAATATAATACATGTTTTTACTAATCTCGAATAATCAGATGTTTGCAAAATTTGCTGAATAGATTTTATTGATTTTTTATTACCTGCATCTATAACAATTTTCTGAATTTCTCCTTGCTTACAGGCTTCATTTATCGCATATGTCTTCCCAGAACCTATTGAACCTATTAGAATACATTTTTCATTATTTTCTAATTTATTTTTGATATATTCAATTAAATCTTCATGCATAACATTTAATTGATATAAATTCTTTAATTTGGTTCTGCATCATCTATTTCATCTTCATCAATAAATCCATATTCTGACAATTTGGTTGTAGGATATACTTTGAGTTGAACAACTTTCCATGATACCCCATATTCTTTTGCAACAAAATATATACCTAAACATTGAATAATTGCTTGAACACTGCAACCTTTCGTAATCACATTCATATTTATAGGATTTTCATTCTGGTCAAAAATATCACCAACAAATTCACCATTTTTTGTCGGCATTTTTATCCTCATCGTAGGTGCAAAATTTCCATTTTGTTTAAGTTGTTTGTTATATAAAGTTTCTATTATATCTTTATCTAATCGTTTTCCAAACCATTTATAACTTTT